TGGTTTCACCAGTTGAGGACTGAACATCTATTGTTACATTCGAAGTGTCCATATGAATTGGATAAATTAGTCCATCGGGACCATTCCTATTCTTAGCAACAAAAATACGTCCAGTGTTAGCCAATTTGTCTTCCGCCGTTCTGGATATTGAAAAAATAAAATCTGCAACAAAACATTTGTTAAAAGCCTCCGATATTGATTCCATTGTAATAACTTCGGCATTCAATCCAGAACGATTCGTTTGAGAAGCAGTCCAGACACAACAACCGTATGTCTGAGCAATTGCTCGAAGCTGTTCATAAATAGTCTCCAGCTCGTGCCTTTTCTCTCTTAATGTTGAAATTGGTCGTAATAAATCTCCGTAGTCAACAAGAATCATGTCGGGCTTGAACCCCCGAGTCATTAATTTCTCTACATGGTTTTTCAATGTCTGGCAACTAGCTGACTTTGTGGGATATTCTTTTACAATTAGTTGGCCCTCGATCATCTGAACCTTTTCGTAAATTTCCTCTTTGAAATCCTTTAAATCGTTAAGGGGAACGTTGGTTATACAACTATCAAAACGAGAACCAACGACCGTTTCTGATAATTCCAGCGTATAATATACCACGTTCTTTCCCGCCTTTAATGCTTGAGCCCCGATGTGAACAAGAGCCATGCTCTTTCCGGCACCTGTGGGAGCAATAACTACCCCCAGCTCACCTTGGCCTAGACCCTGATGAGTGATCGCGTCAAGCTCTTCCCAGCCGGTACCAATCGGGTTTCTAGCCTTGAACAGGAAACGCTGTTCAAAGTCCTTTACATAGTCGTGGCCGAAATTAGAGTCTGATCCGAGCTTCAGTGCCTCATTAATAACTTGCGAAATTTCATCGAAAGAAGAATTTTTTAATAACTTCACCGACTTGAGCATCGCCTCTTTTAGTTTCTGCTTCCTGCAAAAGTCAAGAGACGTTTCAATAATATATTCGGAGTCCTCGATTCTCGTCCTAGAGATTCTCGCGAAGAACCCCCTAAGCTGTTGTTGGACCGAATCATTCTCTTCAGAAATCTCTGTCCGCAAAATAGAGGTCATAATCTTTTCTGTCGGATGAACAGAATACTTTTCACGATATTTCTTGACCAACTGAACAAACGTCTGAAGGTATTTAAGCTCCAGAAAGTTAATATTCAAAACCTCAAACATCTGATCTGCGAATGGTCGGTCGACCAAGATCAGATGACATAAAGTTTCCTGAAAGTCTTTGCCATATTGGCTAAAGTCTTCCTTTGACATCAAAACCCCCCTATCTATCTTAATATAACACGAGATTCTGAACCTGTCAAGCTTTACTTGAAATTCTTTTGAATGTTGAAAATAAACTAGACGTATCCCAGTTTCCAAAGCCATCTTCAGCCATGCGCTTAATTACCTCTGTTTTATTAAACTCTGGAGTGAAGTTGTCAAGAATGTGCTTTACCTTGTTTTTATCGTTGAGGGACATCGTGGGTGCGTAAAGTTGCATAATTTTATAATTCTCCTCAATCACAGTTTGAGCTTCACAAATAGAAGAGAAAGCTTTTAATCCAGTATTATCATTTTCGCAAAACTCGATGAGATCGCTGATTGTTACCGATTTTTCTTCGGCGAAGAATGGGAGCCTCTTCGAGATGGTCCCAAGGCCGACACCCTTTACTCCCGGGAGATTATCGGACTTATCTCCAGCCATGGCACGAGCAAGGGCGAAATTCGTCGGATGGATGTTAAATTCTTCTAAAATTCTCGGCTTGTTAACAAACTTCTTTTGTATGGGCCGGTAAAGAACCGTTTCCTCATCACAAAGCTGAAAGAAGTCCTTATCGCTCGAAACAATAATTTTCTGCCATCCCGAATATTGCGGAGACTGGGTGACATACGATATAATATCGTCAGCCTCGGTTCGGTCGGCCATCAATTGAATGACGGGCATGAAATTGAGCATCTCCATTAGGCGATATTGTTGCCAAACCTTATTCTGCATCTCTTCGTCTTTCGTCAATACTCGAACGTCGCGATTTAGACGAATTGGTTTTCGGCCCTCTTTATAGTTGGAGTTGACCTCCTTTCTACGAAGAGATCCGCCGGCTCCATCCCAAGCGATAATAATCTCATCTGGTTTCATCTCTCGACAGAGCTTTTGCAGTATCCCGATAAACCCCTTATAGCCCCCGATTGGCTGACCATTTTTTGAAAGGCTTGGATTAACAATATACGCCCTAAAATACGCATTGAGCGCGTCTACAATCATTACTCTTTTCATTATTTCTCTTTTTTATCTATACTGTCTATTAAAATTTGTTGATATTGCTTGAATAATTTTTTTCGGACCTCGTGGTCGCTCTGATGATGCCACACCCAAGCAAAGGTGCCTGTATAACCGGTTATCTTTTCCCTTATCCGGGATGCTTCTGATTCAAAAATTAGCAGTTGTTCCTCAGTCGGCTCTCCCAAGTCTATTCCTAAATCTAATGCTATCTGCTGGAGGGCGAACAAATCATCTTTCTCCACATACTCCCCAGCCTTCCTGAAGAGGTTGGATCTATGATTTTTATCAGTTTTCGATAATTTCGATAATTTATCCGGGTGTGTCATGGTTGCTATTTTTTTGTGAAGGTCTTTTGACTCTTTACTGATATTACTCTTTTTAAACTCATAAATTTCATCACTTTTTGGTGCTTCTGTCGGAGCTTTGTTCGGAGGGCTTGGCTTTTTTGGAAAAAGAGTATCATATGTTTTCTCCTCTTTGCAAAAATTTAAAAATTCAAGCTGAAATTTTGTTGCGGCCGTATCCATTACTGACTGGTGATAATTCAAGTCTGCATATAGAAATTTTAATTCGAACAATAACTTGTGGTGCCTCATTTTGAGAAGATCGTTGGCCATACTACCAAGTAGTTTGTTAACTGACCAATAGCAAGCTAGTCTTCATCTTCGTAAAAATCTGCTGCCTCACCTAGCCGATTATCAAACTTATAAATCACTTCTTCATCGATGATTTGATAAACTCTTTGTCGGAATTTGTCATCTTGCATCTTCTCGACCCATTTGGTTGCCTGAAATTTTTCTGTTGAGCCATCGTCGAAAACCATAGTATACCAAGCGCCTGACTGAATAACATTATCCGAGCCTTTTACGGCATCGAAAAGGGATTCATCGTCCTGAATCGCCACAGAGTCCCCGCCCCACAGAATTCGAAAGTTGCACCTTCGGCCTGCTGTGCCAAATCGAGATTTCTCTAACTTAACCTTGACTTCCGAACCGATGCGGAAGCCGTTGTCATCAAGAACAAAACTTGCTTTTGCTTTGCGGCCTGTGAGCCAAATTCGAAGAGAGTAGGCGTAACTCATGGCCTTGCCGCCCGGAGTAACATACGGGGTTGTCATCGCCTCGGATGCAATTCTGGTAATATTTGTCTTCAATTGATTTAGCACCAGCAAGGTCGCATTGGCATTTGCAATAGGAATGGCTAATTTAGACATAGCTCTCGCGAGAATTCGTGCCTTCATCGCCATTTGGGACATTGGGTCGAAGCTACCCTGAACCTCACTCACGGCTGGCGTTAATGCTAGAGAATCCCAGATAAATAACATTTGATTATTGGAGGCTAGTAGCTCCTCAATCGTCTCCAAAACAAATTCTACAGATTGAGCTTGGACGTACAAAAGCTTGTCCAAATCGCAACCAGCATTTAGAAGAAATTTTGGATCAATTGCGGACTCTGAATCGAAGTAAACAACGTCCATCCCCATTTCTTGAGCGTTGGCGGCAATTTGCGCGGCCATATATGACTTTCCTGTTGCTTCTAGGCCGGCAATTTCAACGACTTTGCCGACTGGGATGCCGGCCAACTTACCTCGACAGATTATGGAATCCAGCCATCGGGAACCGGTTGGGATCCACTGTGTTACCTCCGTTGGGTTGGCTTCCTTGAGATCGTGGGCAACATTCATGCCCGCCTTTTTGTTGATGAGCTTTCGCATGTCTTCCATTGAAAGCTTTCCAGTCGATGTTGATTTTTTTGGCACCTATTTTCTCCCTGCCGCTTGATTTTTTCTGATTTGACGGAATAGACGCATGCGTTCACGGCGTTCCTTGGCCTCTTCGTGCTTCTTTAGCTGCTTAGCAATCCTTGCAGCCTTTGTTTTTACCTTTCTTTTTGCGGTCTTGCGAGCAAGTCGTGCTCGGCGCCGTTGTAAATATTCTTTTGACACAACTTTCTCCAGAGTTAAAAGGGGGCGGCCCGAAGGCCGCCCACCTTGGGGGGGGGGTTTGTTAGTTTCCTACCAATTCATTAAACGCACTAACTACGTCAGGGACTGCATTGTTTGTTGTCGTGGTTCCACCGACTACGACCTCAGAATCATCTCCTTCCAGAGAATTAATGAAGCCATCCAGTGCTGCCTGAACCTCTTCCTGTGTTTTCTTGGGAAAGAGGCCATCAATGTTGGGAATGTTGCTCATCAAACGAGAACACTCTTCATCTCCACCTACCGCCTCATCACAAAGTGGTGAAGTTCGTCGACGTGGTGTCAGCGTGGTTTTAGGAAAATTCGCTCCCGGTGGCTTTCCATAAGTGAGGGTCAGGTCGGTTCCGTCATCGACATCTGTAATATCTCCATACTCTGGGTTGAGCACCAAGTTAAGCAAAGACTCGTAAGCAGTCTTACCATAACCCCAAATTCGAATACCTTGGTCTTCCTCTGTTCGAACCATGACAGGTGAAAAGAAGCGCTGGCGAGGACTAAGATCCTTGGCAAGCTTCATCGTGTCGGGATCTTGTGTTTTATTAAACTCCTTCCAGAGTTGGTCCTTGAAATTACAGATTGGACAATCCTCTCCGTGATTCTTGTTTGGACAAAGAAGGCCGCCCTTTTGATCGGGGCCCAAGTTATAGTGAAACCAGTAATCCTTGAAGGGGTCGCCGTCTTCTGTTGGTACAATGCGGA